TATCTTGGATAACGCGGCGCTCTCTATCAGAAAAAGCTTTCTCTAGAGCAGCATCCTTTACTTCTTTTTGCTGGTAGTAAAGTTGCTCATCTGTAGCAATAGAAACTTCTTGTAGGAAATCTCCTACTAACTTACGCTGACGATAGCCATTGTTTTGCAAAAAGCTATAGGCATCATAGTCAAACTCACCGCTAACGGGAACTAAAAAGGCAGAACCTTGAGGATACTTATTAACTAAGGAACGATTATTGTCAATCCAGTTAGCTGCCTTAGCACTGCTCTGGAAGTATGGAATAACATTTGGGTCTGATTCATTTACAGTAAATGGAATTTGTTTAGGAAAGTCACGTACCCAGTCTGCCATAGCGCGTCCGTATGGGTCTTCATCACCCATCTCTGCATACTTGTTGATGAGTTCATTCCAAACAGACTTCATATTAACTTGTCCATTATTACGAACCCAGTCTGCAATATCGCTTTTCAGATTTACTGATGGAGATGCAGGAGCAAAAAAACCAAATATAAATCTAACAGCAAGGATACTTGAAGCTGCCGAATCTAATCGTTCTTGATATTCCTTTAACTCACCAGGAGTTGCAGTTGCAGAAGGTGATACTCCAGCAGCCTCAAGGTAAGTCATTGCCTTTCGCACAGCGCTGGCATACTGACCTTCACGTTCATCTCTATCTCTTGTAGCAAGTAAACGGTTTACGTGTGCTGGTAGTGCAGCTTGAAATATAGATTGGTCAGCACTGATTGGGCCAAGGGTTGCGCGTTCTAGACCTTCAAGTTCTTTTCCAATGCGGGACAGTATAAAGTTTTCATTCTTAGCAAAAGAAGGAGCGAGGCTATAAATAGTCTTCATTGGGACTGCTGCTAATGGACCAGAAAATGTTGGCAACCAAGACTCAGGATCAAAAGATGGAGTCAGCATCTTAAGTTTTCCGCCAAATTCTACAGGCATTGGAATCTTAAAGTTATCGCCAATACCAAAACCATTTAGAACTTTATATACTGTTTCGTATACAGGGTTTAATCCTGGATAGATGAAGTAACCTTCTCCGTTTTCATCCCTATCTATGGCACCACTATGGGTTACACCTTCATAAGTGAGGGCTGCCTTCTGAATTGCTTCAGGGTTATATCTAACAGTGCGATATAAACGGCGATAGAAGTCCTCAGTTGCGCGATAGAATCTAGCAAAGTTACGACTAGACCAAGCAAGCTGTGTACGAAGTGCAGGGTTATCTACGAATGCTAAGGTCTGCTCTAAAGCAAGTTCTTGTGCTACCTCAACAACTTTCTTACGGGCTGCATCTTCTGCAATCTGTCTTGCGACAGGATCCTTTACGCCTTCAGTATAAGCGCGGATAAGGTCATCTGCGTAACCACCAGGAGCGCTTAAATCATCATAGACACGTATTGCGTTATTAACAACAATAGGTTCGCGTGAGAAGCGAGCGTTAGAATTACCTAGCCATTCCCATCCGCGACGTTTTAAGTCAGTAAAAACATTTTTAGTTTCTACTACTTCTATAAATGTTGGTCCAGCAACAGTAGCTGGTAGGTCTAAAGGATTGGTTGGTAGGTCTTCAATATTAAAATCACTGGTATCAATCCTAACACCTTTAGGTGTATCTTTACGAATTAACCCAAGAAGTTCTTTATTAATCGTTTCATCTTGACGAGAGAATAAATTTTTAAGGTCATCATAAACAGCACCAGCCATATCGGTAGTGGTGTAGTTATCAACATCAGCAAAGCGCATATAAGCAGTAAGATCCATACTGTCAAGCATTGGAGCGTATCTCTTGATAAACTCATCTCTAGCTATATCGCCATCAAATATCTCTAAAGCTGCGCGACCTTTATCATCATTAGCCCTAAGTAATATATTCCAAGAGTAGGCTAAGCGGCCTTGTTGAGAATCAAGAATAATTTTATCGTAAGGTTTTCCGCCTTTTTTAGGCTTAAGCACTTGTTCATTCCACTTAATCTCAGTGACTTTACCGTTTTTGCTTGCAAGTTCTTTAGCACGTGAGGAAGCATTTAAACCTGAGATAGCGTTCATAGCGCCTTCTCCAGCACCACGAGTTAGGCTTTCTAGATCACCAAATTTAACAAAATCTTTTATGTGTGATGGCAATCTTTCTAAAAGGTCAGCATTTGCTACATCATCTATCTTCTGACCAAGTATGGCCTCTGCCATAATTATGCGGCGTTGTTGTATTTTCTGGGCTGTACTTAAACCAATAAATGATGCTGCATCGCTTTCGCGTAGAACACCACGAGCAATAAGAGATTTAATAGCATCAGCGTCACCATCAACAGCAGCAAGACGGGTATTAAAGTATTCAACATCTTTACGGCGAACAAGGCGCTTATTGATAAAGCCTAATTTTTGACCTGTACCAAGACGAATATCTGTTGCTAAACGACGCGCTTGAGCTGTCTTAATAATGCCAGTTCCGTTAAGAATAGCCATTGTATAATCTTCAATAGCGTTACGAATTGGGAAACGTGGACCACCAATGGTACCAAATGTCCAAACATCTACTGCATTCTCTGCAGTATTGCTAAATTGTGTACCAAGAACACGTGCGTGCCAAGACTCACGTGCTGCAAAACGCTGCATATCGCGTAATCCAATTACTCTGGAGTATTGCGATAACTGGAAATCATATAAAGCCATAGAAACACCATTGACAGCAGCAGGATCTATACCGTCTGCTCCAAGAGTTCCAAATATAGCTCCACTAAATTCATCTTTTTCAAGGGCAGCTAGTAATATACGACCATTAGGGGTCTTATCTAATCCAATAATATTACCAAGAGTAGACTGTACGCCCTTCATCATCTGCTTACGTTGACCTAGAGGAGCTGCAGCGTATATATCCTTAAATACATTAGCGTGATATGAACCTAAAGCCATACGAGCGTAACGATAAAAGTCACGAGGAGCTGTACGCGCTGTGTGATCAAAGGCTTCATCATCAATTAAGCCTGGAATCGGTGTAAACTTTGCTTTAATTCTATCAAGACGGTTAGCCCAATACTCAGGTTGAGATATTTTTAAGCCTTCACGAAACTCTTTAATGCGTCCTGCTGTAGCAGCACCTGCCTCAGTCGCTGTAGTATCAACAGTGCCAATGATAGTTGCAAGTAATTCATCTACATCAGAGACTTCCATTGTCTCTAGAAGAGCGCGACCATCAGAATCTAAGTCAAATACTCTACGACCTGTAGTAAGAGCTTGAACCTTAGCTGCTTTGGCTGGAGTCATACGTGGAGCAAGTTTAATTCTACGTCCAGGCTGACCGTAAACCATCATTTCTAGAGCGTTAGCCTCAGAAAGAAAGTCTTTAGCAGTATCTAAATCAAATACTCCAGGGCGTTTACGATTTTCTTTGCCAAACTTTCTGAAAGCCTGTATAAAATCATCATCTAATCCAGGCTCTAAGTCGTTAAGAGCTTTACGAGTTCTTAAAAGTTCTTCTGGATTTTTAGATATTACTGCTTTATCATATTCATCAAAGGCTTTTGTGTAGCGAGTCCAAAAGTTTTCTACGGTTTTACGACCAAATACTGTCTTAGTATCAAAATACTTTTCAACTTTAGCGGCAGAACCAACCATATTCTGAAGGGCATACTTGCCAGTAACACCAAGAGCCTTGGATCCGCCTAGATAAATCTTGCGAGCTTTACCCAATATAAGGGTTGGGTCAAGCATAATACGATAAGTTGCATCAACGGCACCAGAAATCCAAGAGTATAAAGGGCCTTTACCTTCAAGGTCGCGTGGAAGAAGTGCGTTAGCAACGTCTCTACCTGGAGAATACTTAGCAGCATTCATCTCTGCTACAGCATCACGCAGTAGTGGGTCTGTAATCTTTCCAGTTTCAGACTGAATTGCCTCTGCTGCAATTTTCTTTTCTTGAGGTGTCTGAGCCTCAGCGTAAATAGTAGATGGATTTACTCCAGCAGCAATACGCTTAGCAACATTTACGTAAGCATTACCATACTTTGAAACAGCTTTACTAACGCGGTCTTGTTGAAATACGTTTTCGCCTTCACGACCAGCCTTAGCCCAAGCATCTGCATAGTTTATATCTTCTTCTGCAGCAAGACGACCTGAACGATAGATACGAGTCATTGTATCTGAGGCTAAATCTAATACATCAAATACAGTAGAAACTGATTTCTTTATTGGAGCAAAAGCATAATGAGCTGCAGTCTCTAACCAAGAACGGTTAATTGCTTCTGAGTCAGGCTTATTACTTCCTGTTAAAGCAACTAAAGACTGTTGTTGATTCTTAGGAAGTTTAGAAAATTCATCTTCTGCATACTTACGTGGCAGGTTTGTTAAACGTTGGTGCTCTTTTAATGCAGCAGCTAGACCATCAATCTGACGTTTCTGGCTTGGACTAACACCAGCACGAAATGCTGCCTGTGCAAGATTAGAGTTCTCTGGCGTATATGCCATTACAAACCTCGTGCGACTGCTTGTTGATACAGAATTGCAATTTCGCCATCCGTATCATACGGAAGCATTGTAGATAAAATATCTGATAGACGCTCTGATCTTTGTTGATTTCCCATAATCTCAGGACCAGCGCCAGGACCCATTGCGATACCTGTGGTAATAGGTTCATCGCTGCGCTCAGATGGAGCATATAGCGAAGTTATTGGTTCTAATTGGCTTGGAGCCATACCCATCTCGCTACGAGATGTTGGACGCACATCTGGAGTCTTGGCTAGTGGAGCTCCTGCTTTATTAGCAGTGTTCTCAACACCTGAACCATACTCTGTTGATTGGAATGATAAACCGTCTGTTCTCTTGGAGAATTTACCAGGTCCTGATACACCTGCCATAGGCCCTCTAGCCATTTGGATCCTCCATCTTCTCTAAATCTGATGTAAACTGTTCCCATACTCTGGAAACTTTTGTTGTTCTATTTGCGTGATACACTGCTAAATCTAAAAGTTCTGATGCGAGCATCTCTACAGCTCGCACTATATTCACAAAGAAACCTGACATAACTACTAAGAAATCTGCAAGAGTGACAGAGCGCGGTACATAATCTTTGTTATCTTCCACGCTCTATCCTCTCAACAAGTAACACTAAGCCTTCTTGCCTTTACGACCTGCTGGAGCATAGCCAAATCTGACTTCTCCGCCTGCTGGCTTTGGAGCGCTCTTAGAGCCTTCCTTTGGCTTAGCCATTGAAGCCTTTGCACGACCACCTTTTTTCATATTCATATCACACCTCCCTTACCCTGCAATAGATGCGAGTAATGACGCTATATCTGGACGAGAGCCAGCAGCAGGGGCCGCACCCATTTGTTCTGGAGTAGGCTGCGAGGCAGGAACGGGGGCCATACCTGCTGCTGGAACTTCTTCGCCCATTGGAACTTCTACCTCTGGTTCTGGGGCGAATACTTCTTCAACTATCGTCTCAAGTTGCTTACCTTTTTGGCGACCCTTGATAACCTCTGCGATTCTAGAAACAATCTGAGAAGGATCTTGACCTTGGGCTGCAAGTGCTGGAATGGTCTGAGCATACTGAGCAACAGCAACGCGCAGAGAATCACGCATCTCTTCAATATCCACACGCTGCTCTTCTTGAGTGACATTCAACTCCATAGGGATTTCTCTACGTACATAATCTCTTGATACGAGTTTGTCGCTTCGCATCTGTAGTAAGGCAATGATGGCATTGTTTGGATTCATACCAGACATAATGCCGTAACGAACATCTACGCCATACTCGCCAGCAATCTGACGGGATGGCACATACTTCATATTAAACGGTGTGCCGTCATCTACTCCCTTGATTTCCTTGGTCATAGAACCAAAGATTTTCTCATCTACCTCAAAACAGAGAGATACCAGTTCAGTGAATAGGCGGGCAAACTGTGCTTGTGCTGCGCGAACCTGAGTATCAAAGCCAGCTTGTAGCGCTTGAACTCCGCGACCTGTAATAATTGAAGCATCAATATTACCGCTACGAACTTCTGGATAACGAGAACCTAGACGTAGTTCTCGCTCTAGAACGCCAGATTCTGTAAAGACTCCTGCTGGAAGTTCTAGCGGTACACGGCGAATACCTTGCGGATTAGCAGAACGCATAATCGAGTCAGGACCAAGTGCTAGTTCCTGCACATCTTGCGGAATAGCAATAGGTGCTTGGATAGATTTCTCTGCTGCTTGAATCTGCAATACTGCAAAGCGTGCTCTAGCAAGTTGTACTGCTAGAACATCATCAAACTGACCGCGTGCTTCTCCGTCTAGGGATGAACGGACA